ACCTATATCAACTACATCTGCAAATAAGTAATTACCACTCGCATAGAAGTCTGCATTAGCTACACCTGAATCAAAAAATCTAGTTGTTTCTGCATCAAAGTTTCCACTTGCTGAATCAAATAATTCTGATGAATCTAATCTTAATGTGCCATCTACTATTGCTGTGTTTGTTAATGTTCCATCAAAGTCAGGGTGTTCTGATACTGAAGTTATTGCGTTAAAGTTTTGTATTCCTGTAACATTAGAAACAATAGCTGTTGCATTAGAACTAAAGTTTCCAAGTTTATCTACTGCTTTAATTAAATAAGTTCCAACCCTCGCTGGTACGTTAATTGAAGTTGCTGGTCTTGATACTTTTTCTACTAAAGATACAGAGTTTGCCCAATCTCCTGTGCCATCTGTTAATGTTGAATATCTAATTTGATAATAAGCTAAATCTAAATCTGGTATTTGTGTCCATGATAAATGTGCTTCTTGTCCTAAAATATTACAAGAAAAATCTGTTACATCTGCTGGTGGCTCAATAGCACCTACAATAGTTCTAGTCGCTGTTACATAAGCTGAACTAACTCCTAAAGTATTTACAGCTTTAACTCTTACATTATAAATTTTTTGGTCAATTACATTTAAGACTCTATGATTTAATCCTGACCCTTGTGCATAGATAATAAAATCTGAATCTGTACTTAATTTGTATTCTACTTGGTAATAATCAATAAAACTATCAGGAGAAGCACCTACAGTTACATTTAAAGCTACAATTACAGTTCCATCATTATATTCAATTAACTCATCATCTAATGTAACACTTGCTGGTGGTTGAATAACAAATGGATTAGGTAAGTTTGTACTAGGTGTTGATGCTACTTGTGTTTTAGTAGCCCAAGTATAATGAGAGTCTTGATGTTCCATTAAGTCTAAACCTAATGTAAAATCAGCATTAAAATTAATTGCTAATACTCTAAATTGTTTATTTGAAAAACCTAAACTAGAATGTGTTACTCCTAATATATCTCCTATGGCTATATCATAAGCACTAAAGCTAACATTAAGAGATAAACCTAATGCTTCTCTTGATCGTCTTAATATAACTTCTGCCATTTCTAAAGCCTGATATGGTGAAGTAATAGTTTTCATATCGAATCTTCCCTCTAATAAGAATCCACCATCAACAGCTTTCATAGTTGCGTGTTTATCTGCTGTTGCATAACCACTATCATCTATTTCAGGAAATTGTACTTCATCTACTTGATAGTTTCTATCTGGATTAACAAATGAAATAATAACTCTATTATATTTTGAATTTTTAGTCGGACTTGCTAGTGTATATCCACCAATAATATCATCTTCTGTAATTGTAATTGATGATGACCCTGTTGTTTCAACAATTAATTTATATTTACCACTAACATAAGGAAGATAACCCCTACAACCTTTCAAAAATTCTCTAACATTATCTATTACAGGACTTGATGTATCTATAATAGCATTACAATCCATAACATCAATATCACTTGCAGAGCCATAAGGAGTAACCTTTGTATCACAAATTCCTGATGCAGTATAAAAACTTGGTATATCAATATTAGCTATGGCTATTCCTTTTCCATATCTTTCATTAGTTAAATAATCTAATAAACACCATGCTGGGTTATTTGAAAATGCAGCAGTTTGAGCAACAGAACTTGAATTATAAGCTACAACTTTTTTACCTTGTACTACTGATTGAACTTTAGGAACACCTACAAATGCGTCTGAATGCCATTTAAACCTTATAGCTAAATATGAAAGACCAGATAGTTTGTGAGAACTACCCCAAGAAGATAATGTTGATAACAAACTTGATGCTGATTGTCCATCTGTTCCATAATGAGGCTCTACTGTAATTAAACTTGTAGAGTCTTTATAAAAATTAGCATCATTACTTGCTACTGTTCTTTGAGTGTTATCTGCTAAATCGCCTGACAATGTAACTACTTTATCATCTATTCTTATTTCTGTTATATCGTTTATCTCTCCTTCCGATATGATAATAGCCATATATAAATAAGTGTTATCTGTTCCTGAGGTTTCCATAAAAACTCTAGTACCACCAATCATTCTTTCTCCATAGATTACAGGAATGTTTGCGTCATTAGATTGTTTATTTAATAAAATTCCTTTTTCATAATTGTCAAAATCATTAGTACCAAAGTCTGGCATTTCAGGCATTTTTGGTCGCATTAACCAAGCAAGTCCAAGACTAATAACTAATGAAAGAAAAGGATTAAGTTTTAAAACATATTTTATAACTGGTGCAGCAACACTTTTAGCAGCATCAACAATATCACTTAAAATACCCATTACTCTCTACCCCATTTTATATCTTGTACTGTTTCAGAACTAAAATCCATTCCTACATCTGCACTAAAGAATCTTTGTTGTGATGTGTTGTTTGTTTTACGACCATTCTTTTTATCAAAGTCTGCCCAATGAGATACTACTGCTAAATTAACTGTGCTATCTTTTTGAGATTCATTCACATTAAAACTTTCTATGTTACCAGAATATAAAAGAAAAGGGTCTGCAATAATAGAATTGTCATCAGCTAATAAACCTCTAAAAATAGTTACAGAATCATTGACTACATTCTCTCCTAAACAAATTGAAATAAATGTTTGATCTGCACCTGATAGAGATATTGTTAAACTTGATTTTGTTATATCTGCTTGTTCTGTAAAATTAGAAAAGCCTAATATAAAATCGCTTGTTGCATAAGTAACTGAACCACCTGATATAGAAGAAGTTAATGGAAATGAGTTATCTGTGATATTAATAGGAGTACCAAAGCCAAGCGTGATAAGATGGAATGGTCTAATATCATTTGTCGCTAGTTCGTTCTTTAATGCTGTTGTCAGGCTTCTCGTCATATTCCTCAAATGTTCTTCTATTAATTTTTATTGCATCATTGACAGTATAAGTAGCATTTTTAGATGGGTCGCTATACTTTCCTTGATTCAAAGATTGAGCATTAAAATCATCAGCTTCGATTATTTCTTCTGCCAAGAAATCAACACTAATCCAATACTTTACTTTATATTTCATCTATAAGGCTTCTTCAACATCAAATTGGTACTCGTAATATAATTTGCCTTCATTATCTGCACCTGATACTCCAAATTCTTGAATGTCAGAAGTTAAAGCTACTGTAAAAGGAACATTGTCATAAGTAACTATTGAATCGTTTGTTAGTGCTACAAGTAAAGGTGGTTCTATTGTAACTGTTGAAGCATTACTAGAAGAAGTTACATCTGCAACAACCATATATACTTTGCTATGTGAAGCAAACTTTAAAAAATCTCCAGCCCTAAATTTGTGTGTTCCATCATTATTATGTCCATCAACTGCAATCGTTGTATCTCCAACTGCGTGAACACCATTAACTAAAACTGTACCTGACTCGTTACCTCTAGCATCTTCAAGTTCTGGTGGGATAATTGTAAAAGTTTCTTTTTGACCTCTTTGTTTCATTATAAAAGCCATCAACTCTCCATAGGTACTTGATCTTGTTCCTGTAATAATTTGAACTGTAAAAGCAAATCTTTGGTTATCTATTTGTCTAACCAATCTTTTACCTGATACTGATTTAGATATAAGAGTATTTTGAATTGACTTTATTCCTAAAGTTCCAAATTTAGCAGTTGATATAGGGAAAGCACCTGACATTATATAATAGCTTTAGCCCCTCTCTCATTAACAGCTTGATTAATTAATTGAGTTATAGTTCCTCTGCTTTGAGTTAGTAATTCATCAAACCCTCTAGCATCTACTGTGTTGATATTAAAATTAACTGTTGTACTTCCACCACCAGTTCCTCTAGCTGATTGAGTAATTTGTCCTGATTGATTTGGTACAAACACTTCAGCACCATTTTCTCCTACGAGAATTGGTTGTCCTTTTGATACTGCACCACCACTAGCAAAACTACCCATTATACCAGTTAATAAATCACCACCAGTAGAGATACCTTTCATTACACTTTGTTTAGTTTTTTCGTGTGTAATCATTTTTTCAATTCCTAATTTTGTCATCAACTGTCCTATTTGAGTATTTTCCATAGCAATAGAAATAGCTTGTCTTGCTATCTGTTCTATTAAGTGTGCTATAATTTTTGATAAAACTTGTTGTGCCATGTTTCTTAAAGTGTCAGATAATTTTTCTCCAAATACTAATGATCTTGATAATGCTTTTGACATATTTGTAATACCACTATTAATGCCCTCTGCAATTATCATTCTTATATTTTCTTTTTTCTTTTTCATATCTTCTAATACACCATTATTCATTTCTTTAAATTTAGAGATTGCTTTTTCAGTAGCACTTGGAATTTTAATTCCTAATTCATTTTCATAAGATCGTAAAAAAGTATCTATTTCTGCTACTTCTTTTCTAACTTGCACCATAGTTTTATGTAAATCTCTAGCTGGTGGTAAAACATTCTTTACACCATCAGAAAAATCATCAAAACTTTTAGCAGTTTCTTCAAATAATTTATCAATTCCTTTAAATGCTATATAAACTGCACCCCCTTTAGCTATAAGAGTTACAAGCCCTTTAAGACCTTTAACTGTCATTATACTAGCAAGACTAAATTTCAACATTTGTTTTGCTGCAAATTGTATAGCACCACCCAATGCTAAAAATAGTTTTACTACTTTAATTGCAATTAATAATTTGAATACATTTACAATTTTATCCATATTATCTTTTAAAATAATTACAAAATCTGCAACTTTTTTAACTGCAAAAGCTAAAGACATTCCAATATCCTCTGCTATGCGATCTATTTGTTTTGAGTTTTCTTCTAAAAATTTATCTAATGCACCAAATTCTTTTTTAAGACCCTCAAATAAACCAGCTTCTAATATAACTTTTTTAAAGTTAAATACTTTGTCGCCAATCATTGATAAAGTACCTTGAAAAGTTTCTGCTAATTCATCAGTTGCTTTTCCAAATCTCCCACCTTTGCCAAATGTTTTTTCAAATGCTTCTACTGTTGCTTCAATAGATACAGTTGCACCAGCTTGAAAACCAAGCATATTTCTAACACCTTTTTCTCTAAATAAATCTGCTGCACCTATACCAGCACTAAATGATCTTTGTATCTGTTCTGCTGTTGTTCTAAAATCTAATCCTGTAACTGCTGCAACATTACCTGTTATTTCTAACATTTTATTTAAGTCTTTAGCATTATCTGTAACAGTTGCTAAAATACCTGAACCTGATTGTATTTCTTCAAGAGAAAATGGAACTTTAGATGCAAACTTGACCATATTGTCAAATGCTTTTGCACCCTCGTTTGTATCTTTAAGTAAGAACTTTAATCTAACTCTTAAATTTTCTAATTCTTTTCCTGTATTAACTAAATTTCTAGCAACAAGTCCAGCACCTAATCCTATGAAAGCATTTTGCAAATTAAATACTGCACCTTTTAATTTTGATAAAGCACCCTGAACACTATTCAAGGCTTGTTTGGATTTATCCTTTGCTACTATATCTATGTTAAGTTTTTGTGCCATTATTTATAATTCTTTGCTTCTGCTAGTGATTGTTTTCTTTTATACTGATCTTGCTCTTTTTTCAAGTAAGCTAACCAAAGATTATAATGACTTACTGGCATATCTAATACTTGTTGAATTGGAATGTGGAGTCTGTCTGCTACTACTAAAAGCGACCAAGTATCAGGGTCGCTATCTACTTTTTTTCGGCTTCCTCGAATGAGGTATCTGCAAGGATTTTGTTAGCGATAGTAGCTATAACATTAGAGTCTGCTTTTTTCCTTAAAGCAAATTTATCATTAACATCAAAGGCTTTAATCATTTCTCCTTTGTCATTTTTGACTTGGAGTTTCATTATAAGCAAATCAACTAGAATAGTTAAGTCTTGAAAGTTATTAGACTTTTTAAAGATAATGTTTTTTTCTTCAAGAGTTAATGGTTCTGAATAGAATATACTAGCATTTCCATT